GTTTATCCTACTATTACGTCTGGTACAAAAACCAAAGTCATCATCATCTCAACTCCATATGGGATGAACCACTTCTATAAGTTGTGGACTGATGCTCAGAAAAATAGAAATGGATATGTGTGGACAGAAGTTCATTGGAGTAAAGTGCCTGGCAGAGATGCCAAGTGGAAAGAAACAACTATTGCCAACACATCTGAAAGACAGTTCACTCAAGAGTTTGATTGTGAATTCTTAGGATCTGTTGACACTTTAATTGCTGCATCCAAACTTAGGAATTTAGTATATGATGAACCTTTACAATCAAATCAGGGGTTAGATGTTTATGAAAACCCTGTTGATAATAATGATTATATTATTTGCGTTGACGTATCTCGTGGATTGGCTCAGGACTATAGTGCGTTTGTGGTTATTAATATATCTAAGGCTCCGTGGAGGTTAGTAGCAAAATATAGAAATCATGATATCCGACCAATGTTATTCCCCAACGTTATCTACAACGTTGCTACAAATTATAATAAAGCATATGTTCTGATAGAAGTTAATGATATCGGAGAAGCAGTTGCATCAATGCTTCATTATGATATTGAGTATGATAATGTTCTAATGTGTGCAATGCGTGGTCGTGCAGGACAAGTAGTTGGTACAGGATTCTCTGGTGGTAAGACACAGATGGGTGTCAAGATGAGTAAGACAGTTAAAGCACAAGGATGCTCTAACTTGAAGACATTAATAGAGGATGATAAGTTACTTGTTAAGGATTACAACATTGTTGCTGAGCTTACTACCTTTATACAAAACAAACAATCATTTGAAGCTGATGAGGGACACCATGATGATCTAGTCATGTGTTTGGTTATCTTTGCATGGTTAGTTCAGCAAGAATATTTTAAAGAAATGACGGATCAGGATATCCGTAAGAGAATATATGAGGAACAAAAGAACCAAATAGAACAAGACATGGCTCCTTTTGGTTTTATTGATGATGGATTGGAAGATGAAACTATTGTAGATAATGACGGAAATATTTGGACAGCTGATATGAATGAGGATATGCCAGATAATTGGAAGGTAGATGAGTATGGGGATAGAAACTTTATGTGGGAGTATCGCTGAAAAAGTACCTTTGAATAAATAATTTTAGACAAAAATTGATTTATCATCAGGAGTAAACGCATGGCTAGCACGCTCTTATCACCAGGAGTTGAGATCCAGGAAAGGGATCTGACTATTGGTTCGATTGAGACGGTTGAAGTTAATGTTGGTGCAGTAGCAGGTGCCTTTGCAAAAGGACCAGTTCTTACACCAGTTCGTATTTCATCGGAATCTCAACTACTTGAAACTTTCGGTGAACCCACCGATGCAAACGCAGAGACATGGTGGACAGCTGCCAGCTTCTTATCATATGGTGGAGTATTGGATATAGTTAGAGCATCGACAAGTGGACAACTATCTGCTTCAGATGACTCAGTAACTTCCCCGTACACACTTTCCATTCCTACGAAGGACGTATACGAAGCAACATATTTCGGTGCTGCTGCTAACCCATTCAAGTGGGCTGCAAGAGATGTAGGTGCAGAAGCAAATGCTATTCGTGTAGCAGTTATTGATAAAGGTGCTGATGTTACTCTAACTCTTGACGGTGCTCTAGCCACTACTACCGTCGGAACACAGATTGCGAATACTGCTGGAACCAAGTCTGGTTACATCTATGCTTGGGATGGCGGTTCAAATACAGTGTCTGTTATTACTTCTGATACTTGGACAACTTCTGATATCGTTGAGAATGGTGTTACTGACCTCAACGTTACTTCAGTTTCCAGTTGGTACGATCAACAAAATGTCTTCACAGGTTTAAGTTGGAATGCAATTGCTCCACGCCCAGGCACTTCTCCTTACGTTGCTGCTCGTGGTGGTTCGAGTGATGAATTCCACATTGCAGTTTGGGATGCTACTGGTGCAATCACTGGTGCTCCAAATACTCTTCTTGAGAAGTTTACTTACGTTTCTAAAGCAAACAACGCTAAGACTACTCAAGGTGCAGTTAATTATTACCCACAGGTAGTTCTTGAATCTTCAAGTCATATCTACTGGGGTGCTCATGAAACTGCAGTATATGATGTAAGTGCTAACCAAGCAGCTACTGGTGGTAATATCGCTGGTACATCTAATGCTGGTTCAGATAGCACAACAACATTTGATTTGTTCGGTGCTCCTACTTCATACACCTTCCAGAAAGGTGCTGAAAGTTTAGGTGCAACTTCTGGAGAGATACTTACAGCACTCCAAGAGTTCGCAGATCCTGAAACAGTTCAAATTGATTATCTTATTGCAGGTCCAGGAGACAGCAGCAGTAAGACAAATTCTCAAACTATTGCAGCTAACGTCTTATCAATTGCCGCAAGTCGTAAAGACTGTGTTGCTTTTGTCTCACCATTTAGAGGAGACGTTGTTGGAGTAACAAGTTCTGCTACACAGACAAATAATGTAGTTGACTTCTTCTCCAACTTAGCATCTACTTCCTTCGGTGTATTTGATAACACTTGGAAGTATATCTATGACCGCTTTGCGGATAAGTACCGTTACGTTCCTGTTTGCGGAGACGTTGCAGGATTATGTGCTGCTACTACTGCTAACGGTTTACCTTGGTTCTCACCTGCTGGTTTGAACCGTGGTGCAATTAGAAATGCTGTTAAACTAGCATATTCACCAACAAAATCCGAAAGAGATAAACTCTACCAGAATAGAATTAACCCAGTTACTTCTCTTCCTGGACAGGGTATTCTTCTATTCGGAGACAAAACTGCTCTCGCTTCACCATCTGCATTTGATCGCATCAATGTCCGTCGTCTTTTCAACGTGATAGAAAAGACTATTGGTAATGCTGCGAAGGGGGTTCTTTTTGAACTTAATGACGAGTTCACTCGTAACAACTTTAAGAATGTTGTTGAACCATATCTTAGAGGCATTCAAGCCGAAAGAGGTATCACCGACTTCCTAGTTGTTTGTGATAGTACCAATAACACTGGTGCAGTCATTGACGCTAATGAGTTTAAGGCTGATTTTTATATCAAACCTGCACGCTCAATTAACTTTATCACACTAACCTTCATTGCTACACGCACAGGTGTTAGCTTTGAAGAGGTTACACCCCGCAGATAATTAATTAAAGGAGCACACTAAAAAATGGCGGACCCAAAAGCACCACTTGGAATTTTAACGTTCCAAAAAGCAATAAGAGGTGGCGTAAGACCTAACCTCTTCGCAGTATCACATCCTTGGAATATTCCAAATGTGACAGCCCCTGCAGTTGATGGGGCAGATGAAAAATCAATTGTTACTTATATGTGTAAGTCTGCTGCATTGCCAGCAACTAATGTAGGTACAGTTGAACTTCCCTTCCGTGGTCGTGTTGTTAAAGTTCCTGGCGATAGGACTTATGAAACATGGACAGCAACATTCTATATGGATGATGCATTTGCACTACGTGCTGCATATGAGAAGTGGATTGAAGTAACTAATGGAGTAGATGCTAACACTGCTACTGCTGATATTGCACAAGTATTCACAGATATTAGTATTGACCAACTTGATAAGTTTGGTGGAGCAGCCAGACCATCTGGTAAACTAGATGTTATTCGTACGTACAAGTTAATTGCTGCATTCCCAGTTAGTGTTTCACAGGTATCACTTGCATATGACAACAACGACTCTTATGAAGAGTTTGATGTTGAGTTTGCATATCAGTACCATACTACTGATAATGGCGAAACAGGAACTAAAGCAAATAGTGTACAACCTTCTTCTGGTGGCTAACTAAATAGTAGGTAAGAAACCACGTAAATATTATGGCAGAGTTATTCGGTTTCTCGTTTAAGAAGAAGCTTACAGAGAAGGATCGTGCTCCGTCTCCTATTCAGCCTTCTAGCGAGGACGGCGCAACTAGTTATATCGCTGGAGGTTACTATGGTCAATATCTTGATCTAGACGGTAACTTCAAGACCGAATTTGACATGGTTAAAAAGTATCGTGAGATGGCGATGCATCCAGAAGTGGATTCCGCCATCGAAGATATTATCCATGAAGCAATAGTTGCGGATTTGAATGATAGTCCTGTACAAATTAACCTTGACATGCTTGAGGTTAGTGAAACAGTTAAGACTTTAATACGTGATGAATTTGAATACGTTAAAAATTTATTTGGATTTGATAGTAAAGCCCATGAGATATTCCGTAGATGGTATATCGATGGGCGTTTATATTATCATAAAGTAATTAATTTAGACAGACCTCAAGATGGTATACTTGAGGTTCGTTATGTTGATCCACATAAGATTAAGAAAGTAAGGCAGATCAATAAACCAAAAACAGCAGATCAATTTATGAAGTATGACTTTGGTAAGTCAGAAGAATACTTTATATACAATCCCAAAGGTCTGAATAATACATCTGCTAATAGCGGAATTAAGATTGCGAAAGATGCGATTGCTTATATAACTTCTGGTATCATGGATACCAATAGAAATATTGTATTATCTTATTTGCATAAGGGTATCAAAGTACTCAATCAACTTAGAATGATTGAAGATTCTTTGGTCATCTATCGTATATCTCGTGCACCAGAGCGTAGAATATTCTATATTGACGTAGGTAATCTTCCGAAAGTTAAAGCGGA